CTCGGCTCAGTATGTGGCGGATCTGTCAGAGACTGTAAAAGAGAGAATGAAGAAGATGAAAAAAACTGGTTACACCGACAAGGATGGCAATCTCAGATATTCTTTTGGACTGCATTCAGAAGAAGATTTGAGGAAAGCCGGAGAGGGTGGGGCAAAAGCACATCGAGAAAACTACATTCGTTTCGCCAGGGAGATCCAGCCAGAAATTGAAGCCATTGAAAAAGATGGTCATACGACATTGGCTGCCATTGCATCTGAACTCAATAGAAAAGAGATTCCTTCCAGGTATGGCAAGGCATGGCACCCATCGTCTGTAAGGACGATCAAAATTAAAATAGGAGAGTTGTCATGAACCCCAAAGAAATAAAAAGATTGGCAAGACCCCATAAAAAATCCAATGATGAAAAAAGTATTTTGTATGATTCATATTTTGATTATCCATCAAAACAGCTTGAGGTATTTGAAAAACTTTGGAAAGAAAACAAAAGAATTAAGTTCCCAACATTTAGTACATATGTAATGTGCTTGGGCTTAACGATTCTGTATATGGCTCAAACAAGATCAGCCACTACTGCCGATCTAACAAATGCATTTAAAAAATCAATAAATGGCACGACCATTCCGCCTGATCGATACATTCTTGCAAACATTATGCTCAGAAATCTAGCCAACCTCTATGCCACAGAGCATCATATACATGACGACATTGAAAAACATCGTGGCTCATTTTCCATTGAGCAGACTCGAAACATTTTGAGGAAACAATGCAAACTTGGTGTTCTTGTAAAGCAAAAAGGAATCTACAATAAGATAACTGGCGCATTGGATAAACGAGCATCTCATTATGTTTTTTCTAACGATCACATCAGAGATTGGTTGCTCTGGAATATGAAATCGTTTGGGATGGATCGTGAAGATTTGACTAATTATTCACATGGAAAATGGTCAACATTAGAAAGTGATTGGCTTTTCAATTACATTGGATGGCAAGGCACAGACCCTGATGAATACGATGAAAGAATGAGGGGGTTTATCGATGATGCATACAGCTTGTTCTAAAATTACTGGTAATCCATTAACACTTAAATGGTAATCCATTAACACTTAAATGGTAATCGATTACCAACGATTTAACTTGACCAAGAGAACAACCAAAATATAGGATTTAGAACATGAAAAAAACAACACCCAAAAATGACCAGGAACTGAATTTGTATCTCACTCAAAACAAACTCGATGGAGACTTTGAATGGAATGAACAAGTCCATTACATCCGAGGATTCAAAATCGATGGCAGAAGGCTCGATGTCAAAATCAAAGACATCACCGATTTAATCTTCAATGGCAATTTGCTCAAAATGTTGGGTCAGCAATTGCTCGATATCTCGGAAGGTCGGATGCATTCCAGTTCAAAAGTCTCAGCTGCGCAGACAGCTGTTTGGTCAGCCAACAGAGAAGCACAGTGGCGATTCAATAAAAAAGAAGCGAAATTGGCTGCTTACAAAAAAGAACTCAAAAACAAATTCAAAACCTAAATGACTGCATTATCCCTAAATTGCTGGATAAGAATGAGCCTTCCTGGTTCACAATCATTTATTTCATTGAATAACCTCAAATCAACCAAAAACAGTGATTATTTCACTACAGCAACCGCCTTATTTTCGGCTATCCGATTGCGTATAATATATAAATTGTTAAGTTTTACAGGGGCTTCAGCCCTTATAGCTGCATTAGGTTATACAACTCGAAAGGGTCTAAGTTGTTGTATTGATTTAATCCTTAATAAAAAGGAGATAAATCATGCAAAGATCAAAAATCAATGCTGTCAAATACCTTACATTATTCGTTAAGAAATACCAAGATCCTGATTCTCAGGAATGGAAATCTTTTGGTGATGAAATGCATCTTGTTAGAGCAGATGTAGCTGTCGCTAAAAGAATCTTAGAAGGCGAACACTATAATTGCACCCTGGTTAGATATTTGGACAGAGATGATCCCATCGATCCCTGGAGAGCAGTCATAGCAACGACACCAGTTGAAGAAATCAGGTTATAGTTATGACTGGTTATATTCACAAAAATGTCCACTTTGATGGCAGCACGAATAAGGTCGAAAAGGCTGTTTCAAATGTAGTTGAAGCAGCCGAAGGTAAGTTGACACCTTGGGATTGGTTGTCTGGATCTCTAATGAAGGATCTGTTTAATCTGAACATATGGGATCCAGATGCCAGGAATAATCTTTTAAAGCAGATTATGAATGCCAAGAATGGCATCTTTCCAGAGCCACTTAATGTCACTCCTCAGATGCTATATGGAACTGAAGCAGAAGTGGCTGGAATGAGAACTTGTTTGACACTGGCTGGATTGCCAACTGGCGAACAGGTCTTTCAATGGCAGTTTGGAACAGCTTTTTTCCATAAAGATATCAAATTGGCTTGTAGTCTCGATGGCATTTATAACCTGGGTGATCTAAATCTCTCATTGCGAACCGATCCAGATAACAATGTTCACACTCCAAATGATGAAACAATATATTTGACTGGAAAAGGTGTCATTGAACATAAAACGACTGGCATGAACTTTGATGACAAATCAGTTTGTCCTGACTTTTATGAAATCCAGGCAAGATGCAATCTTGAAGTGATGGCTTCAAATGACCCTGATTTTACCTGGTACGCTGTTTCAATAATTTATGGCAATCAGCCACATATTTACTTTTTTGAAAGAGATCCAAATTTCTCATCTGTCCTGGCTGAAAAAGTAAATGATTTTTATAGGCGACTCGAAGAAGAAGATTATTATCCCCCTGAGACTTCGAAAGGCTGCGATATTTTAAATCCTTTGGTGAATGAAGATAGAACTGTCAATTTATCATCGGAAGCCTTAGAAGCTGCACAGTCAATCCAGGCTTTGAAAAATGCCATGAAAGACATGAAAAAAGCCATCGATCTCAATGAGATGATAATCAAATCTGAGTTGGGAGATGCAAAAGAAGGTGTCGCATTTTATGAAGATGATGAAGGCAATGAGATCCTAGTAAAAACTTCCAGGCAAGTTCGAAACTATAAAGCAACATCAGAAAAATACATTCCAGCTAAACCAGCCAGAACTGTTTTATCACCCACTGTTTATATAAAGGAAGTTATCAATGACTAAAAAGATTAGATCAGAGCAATACAAAAAATATCAAGAAAGAAGAAAGATACTGACAAGCATGAATGGGCTGTCAGGCTCAGAATTTCGAACCAGGAACAATTGTTTGGACACATATGATGCAATACTCAAATATTATGTCAGAAACGATAAATGCCCCACAATTAGAGAGTTAAAAGACGAATTGGATCTAAAAAGTGAGAGTCCAGTACATGATCGAGTCAGGCATCTGGTCTCTCACCATTTGATCTACAAAGATCGAAATGGGCAAATCTGCTTAGAAGAACCCAATTTCAATTATTGATTAGTGCTTTGCTTTGCCAACATTCAGAGCAATCATTTCAATTGCACGATAAATCGTGTGTAGAATTGCATTGTCTTTTGGTGTAGGCGTTGCAGCACAGATGATGGATGCGATAGATATCGCCATCGTAATATATTCAATTACCTGTTCCATATTTAGCCCCTATATTGTTATTTTTTTCGATTCATAAAGCCGACAGCAGACCTCACTCCAAAAGAAGCAGCCACGATCACACTTAATAAATATTGATACCAGTCAGGTATTTCATTTAATACTGCAAAACCTTCTTTCACATATGGCACTGCTGCTGGAATAAAACACATGATGAGTGGTATTGAAAAAAGGAGAGTCAGCCATTCATCTTTCCAGCTGTTTCCAGCATTTTGTTGAGCCACAGTGTCCCAATCGGCAGCTGCCTTCGCCTTTGCTTCGGATCTGGCGATGCGACCATTGAGATAAGTTCTGCCGAGTTTGCCGACTAGATTTAAAAACTGAATCATCGAAGAATGAAAGCCACTAAGATTGCCAATAAACTTGAAACAATAGTTCCCAGGGCAATTCTTATTTGAGTGTTTAGGGTGGTGAGTGCTGCTTCAATGGATTCGAGCCTTCTGTAATTCTCTCGCCATCTTTCATTACAAGCAGCTTCGTGAGAAGAAAGCCTTTTATCAACTTCCTGAAGTCTCTGTGTTGTCGTGATTTTGCTTGTCATTTGAAATTCCAAGTTCCTTAACTAATTCATTTAGTAAATATTGATATGTGCTTGTCAGCTGGGAATATATTTGCTGTTCTTTATTGAATCTTTTTTCAGCTTCTTCAACTTTTGGCGAAATATCGCTTATCTCGCCATGAAGATGTTTTGCCCTATCACTGAAATCGTCATACTCATATTCAACATCATTAAAAATTATTTTTTTCTTCTCCATTTTTCTCCTAAATTAAAATGCTTATTGTTTGCAATATAAAACCGATCAAGACAACCCAAAACCCTTTGACATAATCAAAATTCTCTCCTTCTTTGTCTTGCATTTTTAAACAGCAAATGTCTCCGTTGTTGGAGTAATTTGGCTGTCAATGTTTTCTTTCAATCCAGCCTTTAATGCTGCCACCTCTGAATCACCAATTGCTGCTTTAGCCCAATTATTGACAATTGTTTTTGTGAGATCGTCTTTAGCAACATATGTGGATGGGTCTAAATTGGATAGATCAAGATTGATTGTGCCATAAACAGATGCAGTATATTTATTGCCTTCACTATCTGTCTGCGATGATGTGCCGACCAATCTCCAGTGAACACAAAATACGCAATCACTGAAACCATCATGATTCAAATACGCATTGACTGTGGGATCTTGGAAAGTGTAAGTATTTGCCATTTTAGTTTCCTCTTAGTTTTCGCACTTATCGTGTGCTTGTTGTTTTAATTGTTCGACTTCTGCCGAGAGTTCTTGAACCGCTTTAATCAATGGTGTGACGATTTTGCTGTAGTCCATCTGATAATAATCATTTTCTTCACCCTTGCTTACGCACTCTGGCATGACTTCTAAAACTTCTTGAGCAATCATACCTTGAGCAGATTTTCCAGAGCTTTTCCAGTTAAATGAAACAGGGTTTAATTTGTTTATTACCTCAAGTCCTTTTGCCTCACCAGTCACATCTTTTAATCTGCCATCTGATGATGTGTTAAAAGCTGTTGCATCACTTGACACAGAAATAGAGCCGACACCAGTTCCAGCGTGATAAAATTGTGCAATAGTTCCTTCTGTACCGTATCTGTTGAGATAAAGAGATGGTGCGCTATTTCGCCTATGGTTTGCATATCCACCATAATCAAAAAAATGACCGCCTGTGTTACTTGAGACTGAAGCATTTGTTGTGCCTACATAAAAACTGCCCGATGAATCAAGCCTTGCTCGCTCATTATTGCCTGTAGACATTTTAAGGTTTGAACCATCATAAGAAAGCCAATCTGAGCCTGACTTTTTGATTCTGACTGCTGAACCTTCCATTCGGAGATTACAATCGCCTGATGAGGCGACTAGAGTTAGAATTTCTGCTGGACTTGTAGTACCGATTCCCATTCCAGTTGCATTTATAACCACTTCATCTGTAGTATCAATAACAAATGTATGAGCATCACCAGAAACAACACCATAATTTAAACCACCACTGTGCGCAGTAATAGACTGCTCAACTGTTCCATCTTCAAGTATAATTTTTGTATCGCCTGATCCTGTTATGTGCAGATCGGCAGTTGGTGTATCTTGTCCGATTCCAACCCGATTATTTCCACCATCAACAAAAAGCATATTGGCATTGCCGTTGCTTTCAACACGGAAATCTACATCGGCAGAGGCTTCGTTGAATACTGCTCCACCATCTTGCGTTAAAGCGCCAGTAGTTGATAAAGTAGTGAAAGCACCCGTTGAAGCACTTGAAGAGCCTATGGTTGTGCCATCAATCGCACCCCCATTGATATCGACACTATTGGATGCATTCATAGCGAATGGCATCGTCAACCAGGCATCATTCGCACCATTTCTCATTTTGACCACATTGTTTGTGGTATCGACCCAAATCATAAATGGGTACATTGTAGATGGCTCAGAAGTTCCTGAGTTCAGTGTGACGACTGCTTGTAAAATATTATTAATATCAGATCGCACACTTGCGCCTGATGCATTAGCTACATTGTAATCTGCTACATTTGCCATAATTTTCCTCTAATCTTGTTATATTAACCCTAAGTTGTTGTAATTGAAATATAAATTAAAATCCTCTAGCCAAATAATCGAAAGTTCTCGCTATTCCGCTACCAGAACTGTTGTAAAAATTGATCGTGAATCCTGTCGATGACACCGAACTCACTGTGTAATAATCACCAGTTGCCATGTTTTGTGCTGCTATCGCAACAGCTGGTATTGTTTGTTTGAATGCATCGTCAAAAGTGACTGCATATGCGCCCGTTGAAGATGTCAATCGATCTGCATTGAATCTGAACCAGGCTTCAAGTTTTGCCACCAGTTGACTGATCTTGATCTGATGCGATGAATCTTCTGTAGAGACATTTACTTTGAATTTAAAGGCTCTGCCATTGACAGTTCCTGTTGTAAATTCTTGCCAACCAGACCAGGTGGGTGTTCCTGATGGGTCATCATTGGTTGCAGCATAAAACAATGTGAGTTTTGCATCGTCAAAATCATCTAAGTTGTCGAAATTAGCCCAGCTATCACAGAATGCTGTCCTGTTATCAAATAAGCCTGATATGTCGGTTGATGACCAGGTTGCAGAACTCAATAAACCCAAGTTTGCTTGTTGTCCAAAATCGATGTAGGTCGTAAATTCATAACTTCCTGTTTTTTCCAACTGACCCAATGAATCAAACAAAGCCCAATCGTCAATGTCATCTGTCACATCGTCAATATCAATTGCTGATTCTAATTTAAGTGATCCATCGTCATCAATGATCAGGTTCGTTTTTGTTCCAGCCCAAGATGTCGCGCTGTTGGACTCGGTGTGAGTTGAATAAGTATGTTTATCAAATAAGTTTGGCGATATTGCATTGACAACATTTGTTGCATTTACAGATTTATGACCTGTGGAATCGACTGCTTTGATTAAATATGTACCAACCAGAAGGGGTAGGGTAGATCCATTCTCATTTCCAGCAATGTAATTGGCAATGATCCTGGCTTCTCGCCATACAGCACCTGATGTTTGATCGCTGTGCCTGATCTCGTAATGACCACCAATATTGACATCAACATCATCGACCAAATCCCATCTCAAATGGGCTTCTAAGCTATCGGTTCTAATATAAAAATTATTAACATCAGCTGGGGGTTCAGTCAGTCCATAAATTTCAGTTACTGTTGCAGCCCATTCAGAATAAACATTGGCATCATTTTTGGCTCTGATTCTAAAATCATAAACACCTGGTGCAATATCATTGAACTCAAAAAAGTTGCCTGATGTCGATCCTGGTGATTGAAAAGACGATGCACTTTGCAGCTTGAATTGAACCTCATATTCATCGATGCCAACTCCTAATGAATCCCATTGAGTGTTCCCTGTGCTGCCAGTAAAGTTCATCGTGGCTCTGGCTTTTACACCAGATCCAGTTGTAGAAACATAAAGTGATTCTGTGATGTTTGTGATTGCTGGAGGATTTACAGCTGGAAGAACCGAAGTACCTTTGACTTCAAATTGGTGCTGAATATCGTTTGATTGTCCACCAGCATTGTTAACAGCACGAATAAAAAATTTATATAAACCAGGATCTAAGTTATCCACCAGATATTCTGTGGATTGTGTAATGCCTAAGTTTTCAGTGGTTGTCCAATTTCCTTTTTTTACAGAAACCAAATATTTATAAACATAAGTGTCATCTGGTTTTGTCCAGGACAAAGTGACACGATTTGTCAGTGTTGGATTGTTAAACAACAATTCTTCTGATGCTGATACATTCTTCACAGTTCCGACACTGGATATATCTGGAAGATCGGTATTATTGCCTGTCAGTACTTCAATAGAGACATCACCCAATGAATAAACATCGTCTGAATACTCTCTGGCTGTAAATGTGATCTCATCTAAATAATCCATTGAGATTTCAAGGACTCTGAATTTCTTTGTTGTCCACCCCATTGAATCCGATGTGATCGTCACTACATCGCCACATTCAACTTGGAGAGAATCGATTGTCGATTTAAAAGTCACCATCAATGACTCTCTGGATTGGTTCATGGATTGCCTGGCGATCATAGAAGCTGTGTTTTCATCGCTGGTAAATGGCAACTCAATCGAGCCTTCTAATAATAAATCGTTGTCAGATGTTCGATAAGTTGTTGAATCTTGAATGGCATAATCATTAGCCCATTCTTTGTCTTTATTAAAAAATGCTGCCTTACATCGATTCCAGAGTGTCGCCTTAGACCCAACTGATAAAACAACATCTCCAATCATATTATCTTCATCAAATGCAAAGGTGCTGGAATCGATTTTGTCCAGGACAATCTTGTATTCTCCACCAGTGTAAATAAGAAAACCTCTGCATGAAGTCAGCATCCTGGTTAAATTATCGATTGATGTTGCATTGGTATCAACAACACCATTACAGCCATATCTCAATTGATCAGTATCATTGATGGTGACAGTTTCATCGCAATAATTGGCAGCTGCTATGAAACTCGTATCATCGATATCAGATGTAGAAATGGATCTCCCATATCTTGTATTCGTTAGATAATCTCTGATACACAATGCTGGATTGTCTGAGAACCTCAGTAAGCCATTGGCATCGTCAGCTGTGTTCCTGATGTCTCTTACTTTCTTTCCTGATATATCGAAATTGATGATTGGTAATCCAGATGACCAAATATCAGTATCGTATTCTAATCTTACATAGGCATAACATATTCCAGATAGGGTACAGGTTGAATCCCATAAAGCTGTCGAACTGATCAGATCAGAATCTGCAACTTGGTCATCAGCACCAGTATGAAAATTGACCTTGATATAGGCACGATTGTCATCGCCACCTCTGAACTTGGAATTGATGCTGCCATCTGCATCATATAGTTCCACATCATTGATATAAACCTGGTGCAATTGCGAGACTTCACCTTCACAAATTGCCAGGACATAATGTAGATATTTGCTGTCCACACCAGTTGTTGTCATAAAGACCCTGGTGCCACCAATTTGTCTCCGACCATAAACAACTGGAATCGGTGCTGTGTTTGATGGTGAATTATCCCTGATTGCGACTCCTTGCTGACCCATATCTGATATATCTGGTGCCATGAGTTTTCCAAGAACCTTTTGACCAGCCAGTACAGCCCCAGTGGTGACAATACCAGCAACAATCTTGGCAGTTATGCCACCGCCAAAAAATGTGCTGACTGCTGTGAATATTGTTGTTGCGATCTGTGGCATTATCTGACCCTCAATGCATAATCGTATTCTAAGTGATTCATCGGTATCGATATCACTCCTTTATCTTCATCCACACTCATCAATCGGTTCCCCAAAACCAAATGTGCTGCCTGGAAGATCCCTAAATCCTTGATCAAAATATCTCCGATGCTGACTTGTTTGATATCGATTTCCTCAGCCCCATGTTCAAACATTGCATCTTTCAACATGAATGGATAATCTCTTTGGAATCGAATGGCTGATCTTTTGCTGTCGTATTTTCCAAGTGCTTCTTTGAGCAAATTGGTTCCCAACATATGATCCATGTAATCCAGGACAAAAGTATTACAGTCAAATAAACCCCATATGAAAGGTTTGCCGAGATACTTTTCAGCAAAACGATGAATTTTTATTTCATTATAAGACACTGTTTCTCATTCCTATTTTTGAATCTGAGCCACCACCCAGGACAGCTGATGTGGCTTTTACTGGTAAAAAAACAACAGAATCAGAGCCACCACCAATTGCCGATGCCCCAGCTGCTGTTGTCACAGAGAATGTCACCGAATCTGTATTTGGAACACTCGCCACTGTATGTTCTTTGTTCAATTCTGATGGATCTAAATCAGCCACTGGCATCACATTAAACAATGTAAATTTATCGCCAACAGCCAGTCCATGATTTCCTTCATGCAATGTCAATGTGCTTGAACTTGCTGTGGTTTCTATCGGTGGGGTGACGGGTGTTGCAGCATCAATTGTGACCGAGTTGCCACCACCTTTTGCAGTAGATGTCGCAGTTCCAGCTGATGTAAAACTCACAGTGTTTTCAGTTGCAGCTGTGATTGTTTGAGTTCCATTAATGTTGGCAGCCACAATTCCACCTGTATCAACAGCATCAGCAATGACCACTGTATCTCCAATGTTTTTTGTGTTGTTTGCTATCTCAATCTCAACAGTTGTTGAACCTGATGTTGTTTTGATCGGTGGTGCTGTGACCTTTTCAAACTTTTTGACTTCAATATCAAATGAGTTTGTTGAGACCGATTTAACATAGTGACTGGTGTTCAGATTTGCAGCTGGGATCCCACCAAGATCCTCAGCTTGTTCGATTTTGATCATGTCACCGACTTGGACTTCTGTGTTCGGTGCTGTGATGGTCACTACATTTTCAAGATTGGTTGTTGTTTGTGTTTCCATAAATGGCACTGCTTTAACCTGTTCATTGATTTTATATTCATCACCGCCACCATGTTTGACTGTTGTTGTAATTGTTTCTGATATTGGAAATGTGACTTGATTTGCATTAACAACAGTTGCTGTATGTGTTCCATTAATACTTGTTGCTGGAAGTTCGCCAACTGCAACTGCATCTTCGATTTTAAGTGTATCGCCAGTGGTTAAATTGTGATCATAAATATCAACAACAGCTGTTGGTAATCCATCGACAACACCAATTCCACCACCAGTTATATTTGTTGGATCAATTATAGTTGGATCAAGCAATGGAATATCAGGAATAATCCAGGGTGTAATCCAGGGAATTCCAGGTGGTGTCACAATACCACCACCACCACCATAAGTTCCTTCTTTGCCCCAGTTGATATCTTTGATTATTTGGTGAGCATACTGAAAACCATTGTCATTCGGAAAAAACAGCTTCTGTGATTCTTCGTTGGTGAACCTGGCATTTGTTTTTTGAAAATCTACGAATAAATTAGCAACCCTGACCGAAACAGTACAGCTTTCAGAAGTCTCAATGATGTTTGGCTGATCCATTTTGCCAGAATAGATGATGATCGGATCGACAACGACAGCATTTGAGTCATTAAAAAATCCTTTTCTGATGATCAAATCACGATCCATGAATGTTTCGTTTAATATTTCAACCAAATAGGTTCGATCCACACCTGACAACTGAACTTCTATATCAGAAACAGTCAGTGCATTCTGCTCATTGATTTCTGAAAACGAAAGAAAATAACCAGCAGCTGTATAAGTGTTCGAGTTCCATGTGATATCCCGATCTGAATCATTGAAATAAACAGTGCCACTGGTGAAATAGATTTCGACTAAATGAAATGGCTTATTTTGTGATTTAGCTGCTTCAGTCAATGCAGCTGCTGTCATACCACGATCAGCCATCAGACCACCTCAATAAGATTTATTTCATATGAATATAGATTAGTAAAATTGGTTCCAAACTCTGCAACATCGCTTTGAAATGAAACATTGAATGGAACACTTGCAATTGTGACTGTGGAATCATCTGCGATTGCCTGGACAGCCCCTGGGTGAAAATTAAGAGTTGCTTCACCACTTCCATCACTGCTCATATCGTCTGTGACCATATAAACCTTCGTGTGATCACTGAATTTAATGAAATCACCAGCTTTCAATATATTTGATGTCGACACAGTCATTCCATCGATGTTGCATGAAGTATCACCAGCAACAACATTGGTATCATCAACTGCTGGTGTTTCACTCGATGCTCCCTGAGTGGTTGATATAGTAGGTGGAACATAGGTAAATGTTTCATATTGTCCTTTTTGCTTAACTGAAAAAGCATAGATTGGTGCAAACTCTGCCCTGGTCATAGGTGGAAATGAAACATTGAGCAGCCATCGTTGACCACCCCTGGATCTGACCTGTCTTTTTAAACTGATAGTGGTTGAAACCAAAGTGGGTTCAATTGATTGAACTGAGACATCAGATGCAGCTGGTGATGATGGAAAAGTACCAGCCATTATGTAGCCCCTAGAATTTGTCCTCTGCGCCTAAAACTATTTTCGACTATAGAGACAATGTTGGGTGCTTGTTCTGCGATTGCTTGGGTTGCATCTTTGGAATTCCAAGCAGTGATGTTGAATGCTACATTGACTGATGTACCAGCAGCAGCACCCATTTTATTGTTTGGCACAATGGTTCCTGTTTGGTTCGGTACAAATAATTCAGCACCTTTCTCTCCGACTAGATATGGTCTCCCAGCTGTTACTGTTCCACCCGTTGCTCTTGGTTCAATGCCTAAGAATTTTCCAAATTTAGTTCCTGATAACCAACCGAAAATTTGAGTCTGCACGAACATTTTCGTCATTTGAGTAATGATTGATTTCAATATTGAACTGACCAAATTCTTAAAATCCATGAATTTCTGTGAAGTGATATCAAAGAACTCAGTAAATGCACCTTCCATTTGTGTTGTAACGGTTTTAGCTGCTGAAGTAATAGCACCAGCAACTGCACCCCATGTATCTTTTAAATCAATGATTTTCTTTTTGGCTGTCACTGTGATTTCAGTGATTGGATTCATGAACCGATCTAAACTGTTGATTGCTTCTGTGAAATCGAATGGTTTTTCAAAAATGCCTCGCATACCTTCAAGGTCTAATGCTGCTTTCATCATCGATTGTCCAAAACCTTCTGCCATACCAGAAAGACCAAGAAGCGATCCAGCAGCTGAATTGCTTAAATTATAAAAGAATTGGAAGAAGGCGATTTCAGCTTCTTTTAATGTAAATTTCAAACCATGTATTGTTTCAGCCAATGTGTTACCAAAACCTTCAAAAAACTTTATGGCTATTTTTATGGCTTCAACAAATTGATTTGATAAAAACTCACTGAATGTTTCCACACCGCCTTTGGATTCAATGAATTTTTCAAACATATTAGTCAAGCTAATCGTCATTCCTGTGAATGCTGGCATTAAATTAGTAATGACTCGACTTCCAAATGCTGTGATCGCTGATGTCAATTCATTCAAACGATCTTTGAAATCCATTGTGTTCTTTATTGCATCTTTATTTAATACAAGACCAAGCCTTTCTGCTGTTTCAAAAAACTCTCTTAATCCAGCAGAGCCTTTGCCCAATGTTGCGACAAGTTCAGCACCCTCTGAATCGAATGCCTTAAATGCAAGTGCCAATCTTTCACTTTTGTTTTGTGTTTTAGAAATACCATCGGCAAATTCCAACAAAACTTGCTCTGCACTTTTTGTTGTACCATCGAGATTGAAAACACTGATACCGAGTTTATCGAGTGCTGGTTTTAATTCGCCTGACCCTCTGGCTGCTTCACCAAGCCTTCTACTGAACCTTCGTAAAGCAAGTGCAGCATTATCACCAGTGACCCCAGCTTGTTCGGCTGCAAATCTAAATTTTTGCAGCAAATCTGTCGAGACCCCTGTAACCTCACTGACTTTTCCAAGATTATCAACATATCCAGTGGTTTTCATGACCAATGCACCAAAAGCAGTTGCAGCAGCAGCAGCAGCAGCTGTGACCGCCAGTAAGCCTTTGCCAACTGTTTTTGCAGCTGAACCGACCTTGCTCAAGCTACTTTGAATCGCATTGAAAGCAGCCTTCGTCTTGTCGATTGCAGTGAACTTAAATCCGATGTTCTTAGTTTTTGCCATTCTTTTGTTTCTCAGCTTGTATGTTCATATATGCCAACCAACCTTTGTATTCTTCTACTGTCATTCCTTCGATCTCTGCCAATGTTTTGTGCAGATGCTCAGCCAATGCATACCTGTTTTGTAAGTCAATAGAAGCCCTTACTTTTTTTCAACTTCCTCGACAGTCTCATCTGACTGGAATATCCAGGTTGCCACTTTATTGACAACAGCAACATCAGCTTTTTTCATCAATGCAGCTTTATCCGAAAGATCGAATAAACGATTTCCATCAATATCCATTGAGCAATGAATGATCGCCAAAGCCATCATTTCCATGTCGCTGTTTCTTGCCAACTTTTGCAGTTTGTTTGAAATATCCAAAGTGAGTGGTTTTGCATAGATCACCAAAGGCTCTCCATCTGTACCCCATTCTTCAACTTCAAGTTTTCTAATGTCAAGACTCGCAAAATGCGACTTAACATTCTCGATTGGACTACCCATCTTAGACTGTTGTAATGCTTAGATCGCCATCGCCTTGAGCAGTGAACGAAACCATTACCAAATCATCAAAAGATGTTGAAACCGATACACCAGTCACAATCGCTGTTCCAGTGTAATAAGTATCTGAAGCTTGATCGCCCTCTGGATAAAGGTTCAATGTAACTTCATCACCCGGATTCAGTGCTTGCTGTCCAGCATCGGTATCTTCGAGCCAAATTGCATCAATTGAAGCAGTCCAAGATTTCAAAGTGCCAGTATAAGTTCTAGCAGCATCACCCATCTTGGTTGTTTCTACAGTGTCAGAGTTGTAATCGACTGTAAAAGACCTTATTGATCCAACAGAATCTGATCCAACCTTTACCACACCTTCCTTACCTAAATGTGCCATTTTTTTATTCCTCTAAATTAATTAATTTCTGCAAAAGCAGTCCTTTTATAATGCTGTATCAGGTGCATTTGCAGCAGTCTGATACTCACAATTCCAGGTCATTGTTGCAATCGCCAATGGCTGATCGCCTTCGCCCTGGTAGTTGATATCAGTTGACTCAAGATAAATATCCTTTGCCAACCCATTTACAGTTGATCCACCCAAAGCAGTCTCAACTTCAGAGCAGACTGTATCGATGGTGTCATCATAATTCGAAGTTGCTTTCACATATGCTTCGATGTTGATTGATAAAACTCTGTTCATCAATCTTGATGTTCCACCCATATCAATCGGCTCTGAACTTTCGGCTGTTGTATAAATCAACAATCCTGGAAGATTTGAACTTTGCAATGGATAAACCCTTGACTGATAGACCTTGCTGCCAGTTGTAGTTAATCCAGTCACCTCAGTTGCAACTCTTTCTCTGATCTGTTGTCGAACATGAGCCATTATTGAGTCTCACCAATCAAAACAGTCACACCTGTAAAATCAGGCTGAACTGAAACGATGTTATAGGTGACACTATCCACTTGAATGGTGTCACCTTGCTCAACATTTGTGACATCGGCTGTTCGGCAGTAAAAAACAGGCTGACTGCTTTGAACTCCTACTTCTTCACCTGGTATTTCAAAGTATTCTCGATTAAAGATCACATCAATAGTTGATGCAGACCCATCAATTGTAATACTTGCCGAACTACCATGAGCGTCAGTATCAAAGAACCCAGCGAGATCATTACTGCTTTCAAGAACCATATCACTTAGATCGCTTCTTGGTTTTAGAAGTGCTTTTCTTCAATCCAACTGAACGATCAACAGGCTTTTCAACATTTTCATGATGAGTTATCTGCTGTGCTGCCAACAAGCCAGGGGCATCTTTTTCAGATACCTCAACTGTGTCGCCAGGCTCATGGAATGTTCCAGCAATTCCGCAACCTTTTAGAACTGTGTATTTTTTCATAACAAAAAAGGTGGGTCGGTTATTAGCCAACCCACCACACTAATTAAGCACTTCCTTTTGTGAAAGATTGAGCGTGTCTTACAGCGATATCAACAAACTGAGTGGCTCTTAATCGAGTCACAGAATTTGCCGAATTCGAATATGGATCCACCAATATATCGATTCCACCGAAGAAACCGATAAGAAGATCAGCCCAATTTCCAAAGTATGCAACACCAGAAGCAACTGCATTGGAGACATATACTGGGTGTCCATTAGCTTGACCATTGTCAAGAATGAATGTGCCAGAACCAGTGTCCTTGCTAGTTGATTTCATGTTTGCTGCAACAGCAGAAGTTGTTAGATAACCAGGGTTGCTCAATACAACATTGTCACCAAGCACAGATCCTTCCATCGCTACTATTTCAGCGAAAGTTGGAGTTGATGCTGTGGCGAATGATTGTGTATTCACACCAGTTTGGTTACTAATACCAGTTGGCTCTCCAGAAGATCCAGACCCAGCCAATGCACCAGTGTCAATCAAGTTTGCAATACCAGCAGCTAGATCATTTCGAATGATATTTTCCATGTCTAGTGTTGATTGTTGCATCATTTGATTTGTGACTTCTGTGTACATGCTGGCAGTCTTAGGAGACATAGTGACTGAACCAAGTGTCATCTCACTCTCCGAACTAGCACCGCCCTCAGCAGAAATCCAAGCAGCTGTTGAAGTTCCTGTTGCCTTTGGTATTTTGACATTATCTTCTAGGTCTCTAAGAAGTGTTGCACCAGCAGCAATTACACCTGATGCATTTCTTAGGGCTTCAATGAAAGATCCAGGAAGGAATCTTTCACCTACAGCACCGCCATCACTTCCCACAGAAATATCCCTAGCGTGCCAGTTATGCATTACCTCGGCTGGTAGCGTAAGACCAGAAGTGTTTCTTCCGTAAGAGTCTTTCGCAGCAGCAGAGCATTCAAATTCGAACTTGGCTGCTTCTTGCGCTCTAATGTCAGCTGGATTAGCCATAGCACGAACAGCTTTAAGAATACTAAATTGACGAGTTTCCTTTTCAGTCAAACCGATCTCTTTAGTGTCTAATGGCTGATCAACAGGAAGTGAGTTCAGAAGTTGCCCTCTAAAATCTTCAATAGATACTCCTTCTCTGATTGCTTTTCTAGCTAACTCAGACTGATTGTGGCGAGAACCCAATTCAAGAATTTCGTCATTTGCTCTGGCGATACTCTCTCTGGTTTCTTTTACAGCAGCGTTTCGAACATCATCGACATTGATTTCAATGTCTTTTGTTTCTACTTCACTCATTGTTTTTTCCTCTATAGTTTGAGTGTTAGATTCATCAGCAACTTCAACTGTTTCTTCATTTGATTCAGTTTCAGTTCCTGGGTTTATTTCAGATGGTTCGGATCTAGCAACACCGACATTTGCACTCTGGTCAGCTGGGATCGAAACGATACTAGCTTCCAATGGAGTGAATGCAACCCTATAGGTTGGCTCATCAGCATTGTTATCTCTTTCCATGTTTGTGATTGAATAGCCGACAGAAACATTTGATCGAATGCCATCGACTACATCTTGCCAAATCTCACTAGCGAGTTCAGATCGACCAAATCTGACCTTAGCAAGTGTCCGCTTGCTATCTTCGTCTAGTTGAAATTTCTCAATGACTCCAATCTGTCGGCTCATATCGTGATCCAAAAGCAAAGGCGCACGACCCTGGCTTATAAAATCCGTATTGATCGACTCTTGAGAGTGATCGAGTATTTCCCAGCCAAAAGGTCGCCTGACAGGTGCTTCTGATGTCAATGCAATGCGAACAGTTCTTTTATCTTCATCGATAAATTCTGCCCTGGATAGATCAACCGATCTAAACATCTTTTCTTCACCAGAAACTCTATCATCGGATTCTGACTGGACTTCATTTCCCTCATTCTCAGAGAGAATTAGATTTTCTTCTTTCATAATTAATTCCTCTTTGATATGAAGATTATCTTTCAAGTCTTTCGACTCGCCCTTTGAATCTCTCGATTCAAATTCTTTTTCAGTGAATTGAGACATCTTCCTCACCCACTATAAATTCTTTAACTTCTTTCACTGGTGTAAAAACAATCACCATTTCTTCTCCGATTATTTCTTCTAAATCCTCATCGACTTCAAAGATTATTTCTTTTTCTTCTTGTTCTTTTTCCTTCATTTGCAAAGACCCTGACACCTCACTCAAACAGGTCGGAGAATAACCTGTCTCTTTGCCTTGCATCACCCAAAATGCACCCACCACCATCACTCACTTTCCTCATCAATATCTGGTTGAACAGCTGTTTTAGGAACTCCGAAAGGCTCAAAAGCCATTTCGATTCCATACTGTTCAGCCAATGCTTTTTCAGCATTGATTGTTTCAAGCAATTCATCGACATCTCTGCCGAAGTTTGCTTGAACATCTTGCATTGTGACTTGTCCATTTTGCATACCGAGTATTTGTGCCTGGATCTCTTGTAGTGGATTCACATATGTCCACGATCTCGGTATAAATGTTGAACTGTTTGCAAACTTGTCATATTTGCTAACTGGAAGTTCTATTGCCCTGGTGGTCATCGCACTAAGAAGCCATCTTCTAAATACAGGCTCGATGAAATGATCAATCAAAAATCTTTGAATCATTCTGTATTGATCTCGATCTGCCATCACACCTTGTCGAATGGATGAATAATTTACACCATTCAAATTGTTAGCCAGTTCGACATATGAAACATTAAGACCTGATGCTATCCCACGAAGGATTGCTTTTTGGAAAGGCTCAAATGTAGTGTTGGGATAATCAGGATCCCAAGACTTAAATTCAGTTCCAGCTGGTAGTTGCTCAATTGTGCCTGGTGCTGCATCCATGATAGGAGTGAAATTATCCTCAGTGCCTTCACCGATATAATCCTGACCATCTGGTGAAACCAAGAATCCCATTTTACTTGCCCCAACCCTTGCTGATACCACTGCTGATTCTTCAAAACCAGATAGCATTTTCATTCTTGCTAAAACTGGCGATGTCCAGGGAACTCCCCTGGTTTGTTCAGCACGATTTGGCATATAAGCATGAATCATGTCCTCAGCTGGTAGACGAATATATTTGTTGTTGTAGTTATAACCCATCGATGACCCTGGGTGATTCTTCAAAATGTAATAAGCAACTGCTTTTCCAAATGAATTGGTTTCGACACCCATCGTCACCCCATTTCCAGTGTCCTGGTTTTTGGTGCTGTAGTTCTCATCTAAATGATCGGCTTCGAGAAACTGTATCTGATAACCAAAACGATTATCTGATCTGAGATGTCGAATCAACACTTCGCCATCTCTGGCTAATGATTCAACGAATAACTGTTGGCAATCAATGAAACTTTGTCTGCCATTTGCAGTAGGTATTCCATTTCGACACCAATCATGCCAAGCAGATTCAATGATTTGGTTTCCAGCAATATCCAAAGTGCCATCGTCATTTCGTGACTTCATGGATAGGCGAATTCCAGAATGACCGACCACATTATTAACAAGCATTTTTAAATACCTGGATATATATCCATCATTCCTTGCCAATGCTCTTGATCGATCTCTTAAGGTTTGTAATGCACCTGATATTTCTTGATCAGCCGAGTTGTTTCCAGCTATCCAGTCAGCAAACAATCGACCACCTTTTGCACCAGCATAGGATCTTCTGAATGGAGTTCCTTTTTTCTTGCGACCCAATAATCTGTCATACCATGCCATTAGAATTTCACCTTGATTTCAGAGCCAGTTGGCTGACCTTTTTTGATTCTCATTTCTTTGGTTTCTTTACTTACCAGATAGGAATAGTGTCTTTCCCAATCTCTGATCTCAGCTGGTGTCATTCGACTGAGTGATCTCCCAGCAATACTCATTGACATCTGATCAATCGATGCACGATTCTCTAACATGGCTCTGAGTCCATCTAGGATCTTTCTTGCATTTGATCTTGGATCTGAAGTGTCGGTGTCCAAATCAGGTTCGACTGTGACGATTCCTGTGCTGTAAACCAATCTCTCAGAATCTGAACTTCTGACAATGTATTCTTGGTATGTGTAATCCCCAGCAGTATATGAAGCAGTAGTGCTTGAACCCACCTCAATAATGTATTCATCAGGATCGGTGTTTTCAGTTGCTGTAATAGCGATTTCAGTGGCTGCTGATGTGAGCAATCTGAATGAGTATTTTACCTGGTAAGTTGCAACAGGATAATCAGCGACCATCGCTGTTCTTTTCCACACCCAACGATCCCCAACAGTAAGAGAATCAGGAACTTGGGTTGGATAATTTGTTGAAGTAAAAAGGTTCGCCACTAACTTTCCTATTGCACAATTACTCAAAACGATATTGAGCCATTTTTGTTATGTCAAGTTATATCCCTAAGTTGTTGTATATTTTATCTTTTTTTATTCTTACTCTTTCCAGGCATTCACAAATGACTTCCTGGGATTCTGCCTTCTGATGCCTGGTGTCTTTTCTGTGGGTTTCTTTTCGGTTTTCTTCACTTTCATATTGGCAATTCTTTCAAGGTTCGGTTGCAGCACATGGAAAGCAGCCAAAGAATAAACAAAGGTATCGAGAGACTCATTCCGATCTCGTATCTTTTTGAAAACGATTTTTTTGTGACCCTTGCTGAATGTGATCATTCTCTTTTCCGATGTCAGCTGCTCGAAGTATTCTTCATCGACATCAGATGGAAAATGAATATAACCTGGCGATTCTTCTTCAACTTGTAGCCAGGAAAAGATGACTTCTTTGGCTGTATCGGTTCCAACTGGTACAAGTGGCACTCTTTGTTTTCCAACTCTGGTTGCTCGACCAGCAATCAGGTTTCCAGCTGTGGAAACACCTTTGACAGCGAATATCCTTCTTCCAATCTTGCCTAAACAAAAGTCATAAACTGATTGAGTTTGATAGCCTGAGTCAATACAGGTACAGGCAATCTTTAAGACAGATCCATTTTCTTTTTTATATTGGTTTTTTAAAAAGTCATCTAAAGAATCCCAAACATCCTTATAAGCTGTCTCACCCCATAAGGTCGCATATTCAATGACATATGTTTGAGACTCTAATGCATAACCAATGACCTGGACTTCAATTCTATCTTTTTGAACATCGCAACCAGCAGTGATCACTAGCACATCATCTGGAATCAAACTTGCATCGTAGTTCTCTCGCCTGGATAACAGTTCATGCGATTCTATTTTTTCTGCTTGATCTCCCAACCAGACTTCACCCAATGCAGTGTTCACAAATGTCTTTAATTGCTCTGGGTGCTTTTTAACTTCGAGGAATGTTTCGACCATGCTTTCCCAAGTTGACCAGGGTGAATACAATTCTGAAATATGAAACCCAGCCACACGATTGGTTTCTTTACTCGCTCTCCATTCGCCTTGCTCAAGCATTTTGATTTTGTGTTTTTCCTCAATGACACCGCCACAATGCTGACAAGCATAATAGGCTGTTTCTGGTTTTCCATCATCCCAATGAATGTATTTCCATTCCAATCTTTGTTTCTCATCGCAATGTGGACAGGGTAGGAAGTAATATCTTTTATCCGATGTCTCCCATGCTGCTTGAATTCGACTCACTCCATCGATGGTCGGTGTTGAAGCCATCAGAATCTTTCGGTTCCAAAATGTCTGAGTTCTTTTGATTGCGAGTTGTATGGGATCTCCTTCGGTTGCTGCTGAATCTGGATAACGATCAACCTCGTCACATAATAGAATCCGAACTGGTCTTGATGCCAGGGAAGCTGCTGAGTTTGCACCGACAACTGATAAATTACCACCAGGAAACTTCTTCGATAAAACTGTGTTTTCGCTGTTTTTGGATCTTGGCTCTTTTACTTTACCAGCCAATGCTGGACTTGCTTTGAGCATGGGTGCCAGTCTGTCTTTTGACCAGGTTCGAGCCATCTCCAATGTTGGCTGCAACACCAGAATCGGTGATGGGTTTTGTGCAATGTAATAACCAATGATGTTATTGATGATTTCGGTTGCACCCACTTGAGATGATTTTGAGAACACCACCACTTCGATGGATCTGTCAGCAATGACATCCATGATTTCTTTCTGATAGGGCGCACGACTGGTTCGCCAGTTCCCAGGTTCAGCAGATGCTTCTGAACTCAAGACTCGGAATTGATCAGCCCACTGGCTGACTTTCAGATCCTTCGGTGCTTGGAATGTCCTCAGTGACTTCTTCCACGCTTCCTGGATCGAATGGCTGTTCTGCAAGTTCATTTAATGCTTCATGTATTTCGGTTCTAATTATTTCCTCAGCTGTCGCATAATCTTCGGCTGCGATAACCAGGTGTGCAATCTTGGCTGGTGTGTTCAATAGTTTGGCTCTGCAATTGCCTATAAGTTCTGACCATTTATCAACCACCTCATCGGCTTTGATGACTGACTCTTTTAACATCTCAACTTCCATTTCTGTTCGATCTGCTTGAGCCTTTGCAAGTCTTAGTTTTTCGCCATGTAAATCTGTTTCACCGCTTTGTTGTCCAAATGCTCTTTCCCTAAGATATCTAATATATAAAGTCACATTGGTAATGGGATATCTGCCACGCTTTCCTTCATCTCTGATCAACACACCTTCCTGAACTAGTCTCCTGACATGTCTTTCAGTTAAATCTAATAGTTTGGCAATAGTGCCGACAGGATAACTTGGAACTTTAGCCATTTAATAATTCTGCCTTTTTTCCTGTGTATTCTTCCCATCTTTGAATAATGACATCACAGTATTTGGGGTCTAATTCCATCATGAAACATTTTCGGTTATTTTTTTCACAGGAAATTAGTGTTGAGCCTGAACCACCAAAACCATCATATATTTTATTTTTTTCAGGCTGATCAATAATCGCCATATCTATCAACTCAACAGGTTTAGTTGTCGGATGATAAGTGTTTTTCTGTCTTTTTAATTCCCAAATATCGCCACGAAGTGTTTTCTGTCCACCGAAATCACCATAATAAAAAATGATTTCATGTTGTTTAAAATATTTATCCAGATGTTGTGCTGGGTTCACCTTATTCCAAACTATCATTGCCTTTGGTTTTCTTGCTATTTTTTCCATTGCTTTTTTAAATGTATGTGCATATTGCCAACTACAGCAAACATACATAACCTCACAACCCATTAAAGATTGAATCAAAAAATCTTCAAAATCATTTTCATGCATTTTGTCATTGATTATTTTCTCTCGCTTGTCTTTAACACCTTGATAATCAATATTATAAGGTGGGTCAGTAAACACCATGTCAGGTTTATTGCCATCCATCAGTTTATCAACTGCATCAATGCTGGTACTGTCGCCACAAAGTAGGCGATGATCACCTAATATCCACAGATCACCCAATTTCGTTGTAGGTTCTTCTGGTAGGTCTGGCACAGCATCTTCATCGGTTAAACCTTCATTAACCAGAGAAAGCAAGCCAGCCAGTTCATCGTTATTTAACCCAGTGAGAGAAAGATCAAATGATAAATCATGAAGATCAGTTAATTCTAATTTCAATAAATCCATGTCCCATTCAGCTTCTTGTGCAGATCGATTATCCATAATTCGGAAACCTTTCTTCTGTGCTTCACTCAGACCATCAGCAATGTGTATTGGAACCTCTTTTAAATTCAGTTTTTTTGCAGCCTCAAGCCTTGTATGTCCAGCAAGTATAATCATATCTTCATCAACAACTATGGGCTGTCTGAAGCCATACTCATCAATACTTTTTGCAACTTTTTCGATGGCTTTTTTGTTTTTTCTTGGGTTTTTTTCGTAAGGCTTTATTTTTTCAATATTTAAATTTTCAATTTTCATTTTTTTGTTTCTCTAAATTATTTCGGTTCGGACATGTTCAATATTTTTTAGTGTCTAGTAAAAAATCGCGATCGGAAACCTTCGGTCTCTTAAACCTCAGAAAGAACCTAGAAGCCCCAGAAACAGTGGTTTTCAGAAAGATTATTATTTGGTTGTTATTAGTTTGTTCCATTCTCTCGTTAGCATCTTATCGAACACGCTTTCAACAACACCGAATCCGATTTTGTAATATGGGAACTTCGGTCTGTATGTTTGATCCTTAAT